CCCGCAGGTATCGTTGGAACCGCAGTGAGGGGGCCCGCTTTTGTCCCAATCACCTTTGCAACCTTTCAAGACTTTGTCTCAGCGTTTGGTAATACAGACGGTGAGAAGTTTGGTCCCTTAGCTGTTCATGCTTGGATGCGTAACGCTATGGCAGGAACATATGTTCGTGTGTTGGGGATTGGAGACGGAAAAGCAAGAACCACTTCAGGCGATGATCAAGGAAAAGTAACAAATTCAGGATTTGTCGTAGGTAAAGAATTACCGCAGGCAAACGGACGCGTAGGTGCAAATACCTTTGCAAATGAAGGTGCTGCTACAAATCAAGGTGTCCTAGGAAAAACTTATGTGCTAGGATGTTTTATGTCGGGTGCTACTGGACAAGTTGAAGGTTCAGTTTTTGATGATGCAGGCTTTCAGCCTAACACAACTTATCCGATTATCCGCGGCGTATTGATGACACCTTCTGGTGTAGCTTTAGGTCTTAGTTCTTCCTACTCGCAAGTTGTAAATAATGCAGCAGCAACGGTGGCACATGAAAATTATGGTGCTGCCCTTAATGGTGGTTCTTCATTTGGAGATGTCCATGTAGAAAATAGCAAGCAAGAATTTACTATGATCTTAAATGGTCATATAACTAGTGATTCTTACGGAAATATTCTAACAGCATCTTTTGATCCAAAATCGCCGTCATACATTGCTAATGTCTTCAATACAGACCCAACTAAAATAGAAGATGCAGGTCACTACCTGTACGCTCACTGGGATATCGATCCAGCTTTGGCAACTCTTACGAGTTCATTAGACATGGGTGGACTAGGGAAGAGGCAATGGGTCCGGAATCAAACACATTCCATTCGACCAACACTGGCATTTTGCTTGACTTCGTCCGCTGGACGAAATAAAGGTGTCGCATCAAACGCAACTGCAATCGGAACTCCTAACTGGGAGAATTGGGAAGACAGATTTAACGCTTCATTTTCTCCCAACGTAATTTCTCAGAAGTTTGGCGGAAAAAACCTTAACCTTTTCAAACTACATGCTCGTGATGACGGTGCAGTTGCCTCTAACTCATTTAAGATTACTATTGAGAATGTAAAGGCATCAACTAATGTTAACAACAAGTATGGAACATTTGACCTTCTTGTTAGACGATTTAATGATAGTGATGTAGATAAGGTTGTGTTGGAGAAGCATGTGGGACTAGATCTCAATCCCTCTTCTGAAAGATATATCGCACGAATAATTGGAGACACCAATACATTCTTTGATTTTGATAAAAAGGCCGGAGGCCAAAAACTTGTAATCGAAGGAAAGTATCCAAACGCTTCTCAATTCATAAGAGTGCAGACAGCACAAGATCTAGACCTAGGAAGAATTGATGCTTCAGCTCTTCCTGTAGGCTATAGAGGAATCCATCACTTAGTCACATCCGGATCAACAACTGTTGGCCAGTCTATACTGGGTGGTTCTGGATCCAATCTTTCTGAGGTTAGTGGATCTACTCTTAGAAAAGTTATGCAGCTTCCAGTTCCTATGCGCCAAGATCTAGCGACAGGATTGGCTCCAACTAAAACTGTAGAATCAGATTTGACATGGGGCTATCAATGGGAAAACAAAGACGATCTAGACGAGCCCAATAAGAATCAAGCCCTAAATCATGGAATGTACAGTTTTGTCAGGTGGTTCCCTAACTTCCATACAAATCAACAGAATCCATGGATTGGTGATAACGAGGGTGTTGTCGACCTCTCCGGAAGTGTGAGAGATTGTGACAGATTTAATAATAACATCTTTACTCTGGAAAGAGTTGAGGTAATCACAGGATCCAACAACAAGCCAAATTCAGAGCAGTGGGTTGCAGCCAAGTATCGACGAGATGGAACAGCTCGAGGAACTTTGACTGATGCAGATGGAACCGTAGGTATTGGATCTCGATTCTTAAATCCATCGTTGGATTTTGATCATTTGCCAACTAGGAAATATCTCAAGTATACATTCCCTCTGGTTGGAGGATACGATGGTGTAAATGTTTTCAATGAAGACAAGGCAAAGTTCCTTGATGCAGCTGTTAGAAGAGAAATGGATGATGCTTCAGCCCAAGGTGGCGTCTCAGGTCCAACAGTTGCTGCCCTTCGCAAAGCTGTTGACGTAATGGAGACGAAGTCAGACGTAGATATTCAGATTCTATCCATTCCAGGAATTAGACATGAATCTGTGACAGACTACGCGATAGAGTCAACAGAGAGAAGATTTGATGCACTTTACATTTTGGATATTGAAGAAAAAGATGAGTTTAACTCATGGATAACATCTTCTCTAGGTGCGAATATTAATGTATCAAATACAGTCTCAGCATTTCAGAACAGAGCATTGAATTCATCGTTTGGTGCGGCATATTTCCCTGATGTTGTAATGACTGATCCTGCGTTAGGAACGAACGTACAATGTCCACCAACAGTTGCAGTAATGGGAGCTCTCTCTCTAAACGATGCACTCGCACATCCATGGTTTGCACCGGCTGGTTTCACTCGAGGCGCTTTGGCGAACGTCATAGAATCTCAGGTGAAATTCAATCGTCCCAATCTGGATGAGCTCTACACTGTTGACATTAATCCGATTACATCATTTCCACACACACCAGGTGTGGTTGTCTTTGGACAAAAGACACTCCTTGCTGCACAAAGTGCACTTGATCGTGTGAATGTAAGAAGACTCTTGATTGATGTTAGAAGAAAGGTCAAGAGAGTTGCTAATACGCTTCTTTTCGAGCCCAACAGAGCAGAAACCCTTGCCAAATTTAGTGCAGCGGTAACTCCTTTGTTAACAACAATCCAGCAGCAGCAAGGATTAGATAGATTTAAAGTGGTTATTGATACTACAACTACAACACAAGCCGACGTTGAAAATAATACAGTTAGAGGCAAGATATTCTTGCAGCCAACTCGTTCGGTGGAGTTTATCAGTCTAGACTTCGTCGTAACAAATGCCGGCGCAGATTTATAAGAACTAGACGAACGTCATATTTAATAAGGACCCCTAAGGAGATAACAGAAAATGGCAGAGACACTTCCAGTCACAGATATGCTACCCAATAAGTTTGAGCCAAAGCGAAAGTTTAGATGGGTATTTGCGGTCGAGGGACTCGACGCTTTTTTAATGAAGACAGCAGCGCGTCCCAATGTTACGATTGAAGAAACTGAGCTTTCTTACATCAACTCAACACGTTACCTTGCTGGTAAATCAAAGTTTGAGGCGATTACTGTAACACTTCATGATCCTATTGCCCCTTCCGGAGCACAACAGGTAATGGAGTGGGTAAGAACTCATTTCGAATCAGTTTCAGGCCGCGCAGGATATGCAGACTTCTACAAGAGAGATTGCCAACTCAAGCTCCTTGATCCAGTCGGTACCGTAGTAGAACTTTGGGATATCAAAGGTGCATTCTTAACTAATGCAACGTTTGGTGACCTGGACTACGGCGGATCTGATCCTGCAGAAATTTCGCTGACCATCCGATTTGATAATTGCGTACTTCAGTACTAAAATAAATTAACTTATTAGACGGTCCAACCTTTCGAACACCTTCTAGTGGCGATTCACTAGAAGGTGTTTTTGTATGCGAAGAACGATTAATTTTATCAACTTGTTAGTATTGAGCTTTAATCCTATTTACAAGTCGCGGTGAATTACTAATTTTAATTCATTAGATTGAGAGGTGTGCTAGTGAGCAACGATACAAGAGAAAGTAATGAGGTTTTCACGCCTGAGGCTGCCCGGCGATCCGGATTCCAGACTCGAAATGTGATGGCAGATGATTTTGGTTTTGAAGTACCGGTTGAGGCAGTTCCTCTCCCGTCAAGCGGAAGAATCTACCCAGTGGAGAGTCCACTCTATAATCAGGAAACTTTAGAGATCCGTGCTATGACAGCTAAAGAGGAGGATATTTTAACTTCTCGTGCCCTTATTAAAAAGGGAACAGTCATTACACATCTTATCAAGTCTTGCCTAATCAATAAAGCAATTGATGTTGATGAGATGACTGTGGGCGATAGAAACGCAGTCATGACTGCATTAAGAGTCACAGGATACGGATCCGAATATAATGCAGAGATTGATTGTCCCTCATGCGGAGAAAGATCTAAGCAGGACTTCCTTTTGACAGATCTTCCCATCAAACGTCTTGAAACAGAGCCAGTTGCAGAGGGTGCAAATTTATTTGAATTTGAGCTGCCTGTAACCAAAAAGAAGGTACACTTTAAATTCCTTACAGGTGCCGACGAAACTCAGTTGACTGTTATGATGGAACGTAGTAAGAAGCAAGGAGCGCAAGCTGACAGCCTTATTACAACCCGACTACAACATCAGCTCGTAGCTATCGATGGAATTAAGGACAGAACAAAAGTCAATATGTTTATTAGGAACATGCCGGCAAGAGATTCCCTGGCCCTAAGAAAGCATATCGATGCAACTGAACCCGGCCTAGATATGAAGACATGGATGGACTGCCCACACTGCATGGAGTCCTCGGAGGTACGCCTTCCCATGGGGGCCTCGTTTTTTTGGCCTGACGCCTAGTGATAAGGAGATATTTCTCCAACACATCTTTTTGTTAATGTATTACGGAGGTTTTACCTACCGTGGTGCCTATACATTGCCTGTGTGGCAAAGATTATGGTTCATAAAAAGAATACAAAAAGAAATCAAGGATTCGGGTAAAGAAGGCGAACAGCAAAGTAGAGGCTACCAGCACCCAGAAGCTCGAGCAATGATGGGACGTGCCCGATCACAAGTCCCCTCCAGGTTGAGAAGATTTACATAATGCATTCTGTAGCTCTCTAGCGTCCCGTAATAATTACTTAGGAGTAAGAACGCTTTAGGATACATGAATGGCAAAAGACGATCTAGGTAATCAGCTTTCAGTTCAGCAGCAAATAAACAAAGTTCTGCAGCAAAGAACTGCGCTTCAAGCCCAGCAAACAAAAGTTTTAGGCGCGCAGGTTAAGATAGCCGCCGAGCTTTGCAAAGCCCTAGACTGTAAAGGCCTAGACGGCATGAATGATCGTCTTCGAGAGATAAATGATTCTCTTAACACAGTTGCTGAGACAGCTGAAGAAGCCGCTGGTGAAGTAGATAGATTAGGAGAGGCCGCTGAAGGAGCTGCTGAAGGATCCAGCAACCTCACTTCTAATATGATGAAGCTCGGAGGGGGAATAGGTCTCCTAAAAGGTGTATCAGCCGGCTTTGCGGGTATTTGGTCAACTCTAAAGGGGTTGGGCAAAGGAATCATGACTGTGATAGGCTCAGTATTTAAGCTGGGTAAAACTATTCTCACAGTCCCACTTAAAATATGGCAAGGTCTTATTGGCATGGCCCAGGGCGGCGGCGGCGGTCCTAACCCAATTAAAGTAGCCTTAGAAGAAGTTCGAAAAGAGATGGGTGCCCTTAACAAAAACGAGGGTGCTGGATTTAAGTCTTCTCTAAAGGCCATGCGCAAAGAATCAAAAAATCTTGCAGGGACAGCCCTTTCTGTATCCAAGGTATTTGGCCGAGGCCCGGGCGGATTTGCCGAGATGCTGAAGTATAATCTAGAGACTGCTAAAGCACTAGGTTCCGCAATGTCAGCACTTAGCAGTGAATTTTCTGGAAAAAGTGCAGTTGCTCTGGCCATGTATCGAAAAGGATTAGGGCTCACAGGCGAAGAGATGGCCGAAGTCGGTCGTATGGCATTAATGAATGGCAAGTCTATGAAAGAACAATCTAGAGAGATTGCTAGCTATGCTATTCAAATGGGCAAAGACTTCGGCATCAATTCCAAGCTTATCTCTAAAGATATGGGCAAAATGATGGCTGACTTCGATAACTTTGGCGGTTTAGGTGCCAAGGTGATGAGCCAGCTTTCAGTATATACCCGTAAGCTGGGCATCGAAATAAAAGCGCTTACAGGGTTAGTTGACAAATGGGATAATTTCGAGGATGCTGCTAAGGGCGCAGCCCAGTTAGCTCAAAACTTCGGAATGAACATCAATGCTATGGAGATGATGAAGACTCAAGACCCAGGCAAACGATTGGCAATGATGCAGAAAGCATTTGCCAAAACTGGAAAATCGATCGAATCGATGGACCGGCAGTCTCAAAAGCAGCTAGCAACCCTGACAGGCCTAGATCGAAAATCAGTTTCTTTGGCATTTAGTCAAAGAGGCCTGGGTATGTCTTATGATGACATTCAAAAGGCCGGCGACAAAAATGAAAAGAAACAGTTAACTCAAGCTGAAGCAATGTCTAAGCTAGCTGACTCTATTGAAAGAGTCTTCGGCGGCGGCGGTGGAAGTAAGTTCAAGGGATTCTTTGATGCGTTTGCAAAAGGATTCGGAAAGGGCATTAAGAAGTCCAAGGAGATGAGGGCTGTCTTCCGAAATATTAGGAAGTCGCTAAGAGTCGTTTACAAAGCCGGTAAGCGCGTCGGTAAAGCATTTGTCAAGATGTTCCCCGGTATAAAGAAAATGCTGGGAGGACTTAAGAAGCTTTTCGACCCCCGAGACATGAAAAAGCTGATGGACAAGGTGGTTAAGGAGTTTAAGAATTTCTTTAAGATAGTCAAGGACGACCCACAAGCTGGCGTGTCCAAGCTTTTTGAGAAATTAAAAAAGATATTCAAAGACTTCTTTGGCTCAAAAGGTTCAGCTGCTAAAGAAGTTAAAGAGGGTGGATCTGTATTCTTAAAGACAATGTGGGGTATCTTTAAGGGACTCTTGATGATAGTCATACCGTTAATCACAAAGGGAGTTAAGAAGCTTACAGAGATCATTGCAAACCCTGCACCAATAACATCTGCGTTAAGCGAAGTATTTAGTGAGTTATGGTCAGCATTGGGAGGCCTTTTTGGGGAAATATTTTCAAAATTAGGACCGCCTCTCTGGAAAGCCATTAAAGGTTTATTTGCCGTCATCTGGGAAAAGCTCAAACCGTATGTGATGAAAGCAATGCCGTTTCTTATCGGCGGTCTCCTGCTTAAAGGCCTGATGGTTGCTGTTCTTTCCATGCTCAAGGGAGGTGCCTTGGGTGGTATCTTAGGGTTACTAGGCTCGGGCATCATGAAGCTGATGGGCAAAGTGGTTAAAAAGCAATCAAAAGAAAGAGCAGCTAAGCAAATGGGTGCTTCGTTAACAGCCCCATTCAGAGGCGCGATTCAAAGTATGCGATCTGTCAAAAGTACAGATATCATGAAGGGTGCCGGAAAAATATTCTTACTAGCAACGGTTTTCCTACCTGCATTTATTATGCTTGTCGTAATGATGGTGGCCGGCCTTGTGGGAGCTATTGCATCAATGGGAAATCCCCTTAAATTTGCAGTTGGTATGTATGGCATCTCGTTAGCGATAGGCTCATTCAGAAGCATATTTACTGCAGCTACGCTCATCGAAGAAAGCCAGGTCATGAAGTCTATTGGAAAAGCATTGCTATTGACTGCCTTCATTGCAGTCGGTCTAATTGGCTTAACATATGCTTTACTGACAGTCGGCTCGATTGCTAGGGGTGCTGACTGGGGAACAATCGCCTTGGCATTAGTATCGATATCTTTGGGTGTTGCTGCTATGTCACTAGTCGTATGGGCAGCATCAAAAACTGATGCATCCCAAGCGGCAAATGCCCAAAAGAACATTGTAGGTATGATTCCTGTTTTGGGAGCAACAACTTTGTTTGGGTTGGCAATGTTTATTGCTGCGCCTGTATTATCATCCATGGTTGGGGCTGATTTATTTATAGCTGCTATAGCTATTCTAGGGATTGCTGCAATCATTGCATCCTTGGGTCTAGCAGCGAAAGCCGCCAAGTTTTTAGATGCTAGCGCGTCCACTGTGGCATCTGCTAATATGACTGCTGCACTTCCATTCTTAGCCATGTTTATGGTATTCTCGATCATACTAGGAATCGTGGCGACGATTGTTGGTGAAGGCGTCGATTGGAAGAAAACAGCATTAATGGTGCTAGCGACTGCGCTAGCAATAGGAGCAGTTGCTGGTGTA